AAAGGGGCTACTCCTGAATCTTTTTGTGGCGATGGCGCGCTGCTTAGGATTGAAAGTCTGTTTATCAGTCCTTCTGCGAATAATACATCTTCATTAAGGGTTCGGTCAGGTTCACTAAAGACCATACTAAAAACATGAGTATTACTATAATGACTATCAAGCATGAGTTTACTATAATCACCACGAGGTAAAGGATACTGACCAAGAACTTCCAAAGTTTTCTCATCAATGTCGACAAGAACGATATCATTGACATAATATTCTCCTTTTTGTTGATGTAATACATCGAACCATGACCATTGTATATTTTCTACAAGGTATGGTGACCATATCTTTAAACCAACGAGTAAAGATATAGATACTAAAACTGATTTCCAATTAAACATAGAAGAAGAGATATAAAGCACCACCTATTAAAACACAGGCTAAAAATATTGACCAAGTTTTTGACCAAAATTTCTTTCGTTCATTTCTTCTGTATTCGTTGACCATATCAACGACTCTTTCGGGATAACTCATGAGAATTTCTTTTGTATTCTTTTATACATATAGTATATAGAGAGACCATAAGTAGCAAGGACAGTCATTGTAATTCCAATGTAAAGTAATTCTACTGGTGTTAGAAAGAGAACTTGCCAAACGAAATTTGCAGCTGCTTCTGCATCACCCATGGCTTCAGGCATGACGATATCATTCTCTTCAAATAGAACTAATATCTCATCGAACTCTTCTTCGGTAAGACATTCATAAAACTCTGGTGGACATTCGGTCATTTCTAATTACCTTGTGAGACATTAACAGTGCAACCACCTACTGTATAACAAGTTTGTGTAAGGTTATAACTTTGATTAGTTGAACCTTGTTGTAATAGATTTAGAATTGTGTGTTCTGTTCCTTGTAATCTAATTTGTGCATTATGATTACCACTTCCTTTTTGCAGGAGACTTGTCTCAGAATCGTCAGCACCTTGATAAAAATATGCATGACTGTAATGTGTTCCTGTTCCTTCTTGCCATGATTCGTGTTCTACACCATCGACATGGATGTCTAAGTTATGTGTATGGCCTCCGTCTTGATAGATATCAACATCATTATTATTTCCTAATATATGACGGCCATATGTTGCACCATTCTTTTGTATTATGTTCTCAATATTACCAGTTCCGTCAACATCACCACCCCAAGATTTTCCAGAACCCCAATATGAGACCCAAGAAATAGAATTTCCTATTCCTATCTGTTGAATATTCCATGTATTGTTTTGATGTGCAAAAGAGAAATTGATTGTATTATCTGAACCTATTTGAGAGATATTAAGATTTGCATTGTCTCCATCTGCAACTTGTTCCACATGAACATGATTATCTCCAGCAAAAACCATAGGGGTCAGGAAGACCCCTAAAGTAATTTTCAATAATGATTTAGTTATATAATCCATAGTAATATCATAGTTAATATAACCCCTTTACCGAATGCTAACCAATACATGTGGTAATCATCCAGTTGGACTGACTGTTGAAATCCAATAATTTGTCTTTCATGCCAATCACGGAGTTCTGATAACATATTTATCATACGACCTCCTCTTTTTTATTTGTCGTAGTGGTATTTAGTTGACCTGGTTAATGAAAATGAAGATTTCATCACCTCCATTTACTGTTATGATACCCTCATAACTTGGTGTAATTGTGTTTAATTGAACAGATGCACCTGGTTGGAATGTTAAAGTTATCTTTCCTTCAACTTCTCTAAAGAATACGAGACCACCATCTTCAATGAAAACATTGTATTGTGAGTCTGCATTCTTACCAAAAGAAGCCCCTTTTATATTAAAGTCTGAACTTCCACCTGAAGATGCTTGTCTATCTCCTAAATCTTTTGTAGTTTTAATTAATTCTTCAACGACATCTAACATATCTACTAGAAAGTCTGCATCTAAGAAATCAATATCAATAGAACTATATCTTGCATCATAGTCTGGGTCATTTGCATAATCATCGTAATCTTTTTCTAATTCATTAAACTCTAAGAAGTCTACATCTAACATTCCTTGGTCTTCGTTATTGTCTTCTCTTGCCTGTTCTTCAACTGCTTGTTCTACTGCAGGTGGTGGTGCAACGATAAACATGTTGTCTATCTGATTAACTGTTAAATTTGATATAGTGACTGGTGGAGTTGGTGGTGTATCTAAACTTGAAACCATTGTTGCTTGAAAGGCCTTATCTAAAATTATTTCTCCGCCTTCATTTATGACTGTTATTTCTCCTGATGAATCTCCGAATCTATCAGGAAGAAGCATTATCAAACTCCTTCCGAGTTCGTCAATGGTTGTTGTAAAATCCGTCCCACGAATTGCTATTTGAGCCGTAGGTGTTCGTATGTCTATATTAGACTTGTTTATTTTTTGCCCAGCTCCAGAAGCAAATCGTGCGGTGCCTTGCATCATTCTTAAAGACATCTTGGATAAACTTGGATTTGGGTCGTAGTATACTTCGTCTATGTATACTTGTGTGTGTTCTGTAAGTGCAAGTTCCTCATCGTCAAGGAACTCAATAAGCATTCTGCCGTTACCTGTTATTGCCTCATCATAGAGAACAATTCCTGTTCCAACATCATTACCTATTTCGGAATTGTTTCTAAGAACAGAACCAATTCCTGTAGATTCAACTATATCTCCGATGGAGTCTGCCTGAACAGACCCCATGAAGAGTAAGATACTAAGAATCGTTAGATGTGTCTTTCTGATTGATTTGTATAGTTGAGTTATCACTTGTAATGTCCAAAGTAATTTCACCTTTACAAGTAGAAACACCTTGTGGGCATGTTCCACTTAACTGATTGATGTCTACATCTGCAGAATCACCAGTCAATTCAAAAGTGATGTTATGATAAGCACCATCTTTTTGCAATGTGTTGATATTGTTTGAAGCACCTGTTATATCAAAATTCCAGGTTGCATCATCTGATTCAACATCTACATCAAAAATATTGGAGTTACCAATTACTATTAAATCAAAATCTAACCTCTCTGCTTGAGCAATAGAACCTTGGTCAAAATCCATTGTGTTAGAGTCACCAGTTATATCTACTACCATACTTGTAGTATCAGATGAACCAGTTTCTCCAATCATCCAATCAAACACATTACTATCACCATTAAATTCTAGTGTGTAAGATGAAGAATCGGCTGTCAATTTTCCATAAAGTAAGTTCTCGTTACCTAGTTGGTCGATGTTAAAAGTCAACGAAGTACCACTAATTGGCATAGCACTTGAACTACTTGAAAAGTTGTCCAGTCCCATTTTGTTACCATAACCTATTTGGTCGATATATAATACTAAAGTATCACCAGATTGTGTTATGTTAATTTCGTTATCATCGTCCGCCGCAGCAAACAGAAAAGGTGTAGAAAGAAATATACTTAGCGCTAATAGATATTTTTTCATTTTTCTTTTCCTTTTATTTCCCAATACCCTCTATCATGGCCTTGGTGTATTAGTTCGAACACGGCAGCTTCAATTGCTGTTCGTGTTGCATAAGTCACTGACTCATTATTTCCCACTCCGTCCTCGAACTCGACTAATTGTGTTCCTTCTTCAATGAATCTGAACACATCGCCTCCTCCGCCATAAGAAAGGATAGTCTTTCTTGTTTGGACATTCAATAATACTTCACCTGTTAGAACTGATACTGCTCGTAATGAAACGGTTATAGCATCCTTTCTATACATTCTACTCATACCAATCCCTAATGTTCTGGCACCTCGGCCACCACTTTCAAGATTGGTATCGTAACCAATAATTCCACCCTCGATAATCATTCCTGCAAATAAAAGTGGTGCAACACCTGGAGAATCTTCTCCCTTTTTCTTTGCAATATCGTCTCTGGCAGAACGAATAATTTGCCTTTCTCTTACAAGGTGGTCTAAACCTTGTCTCTCTACCACTCTGAACCAAGTTCCAGAACCTGCAGTTTTGAGAGCATCAATGAGCATCTCAGTTCCACCTTGTGTCACAGCAGTAGAGAAAGAGGCAATATTGTCTTGTGCTTTTCTTTGACCTGTTAAATCTTGAAACTTATATACTGCAACAACAGGTGATGATTCTGCTGGTGGTAAATCTAATAACTGTATGAAACTCGGAAGTTTGACTGCATGTGGTTCGTCAATACAAATGAAAGGCATTGCTCTTTCAAAAGTTCTACCCGCTGCCTTAGCATAGTTCCACAAGTCATGGTCGTATTCTTCACCCCATGTTTCTGGATTACATTCTTGTGGGTCGGTTGAAAATCTAGGAACCGACGCGCAAGATGCAAGTATAAGTATTGCTAGACTAACCGCCGTCAGTCGAGCCGTCACCTGATGAGCCATCGTCACTCCCGAAGTTTCCACTTCCAATTGGTATTTCTAATATTGTTTCTGTTCCGTCTTCTGATACAATAGTCATTCTTATGAATTCTGTTCCGTCTACATTTGTTATAACTTCATAGGTGACTGTTGAACCCTCTAATACGAATGACCCAAATCTAACTGGATTATCGTTGTTGAACATATTCTCAACCAACTGTTTTGCCATTTGGGCGTAAATTCTTGATTCTAAATTTCTAATAAATTTTGCTAAGGTAGTATTATTCTCTTCTCTCTCAGCAGCTTTTCTCGCGGCCTCTAGTGCCTCTTCGATTGCTTTCTTTCGTGAAAACTCTTGGTTCTCCACGGTTAAATAATGTGATGCTGTTCCTATTCCACTGAAACTTGGATTTTTAAACTTGTGAACTATCTCTGTTGAAGATAGTGGAAAAGATACAAGTAATGCAATGAAACATGCGCTTAAAATTTTCATTTTTTCTCCTTCTTCTTCTCGTTTTCTCTATATTCTAAAACTACATCAACCTTTTGTTGTAGCCGAATGAGGTCTTGGTCTAACATACGAACTTGGTCAATCAACCTAATTAAAGCCATATGTTGTTCTTCTATTTCTGGTTCTAGTTTTTCTCCAACGAACCACCAAATGTAGTATACAAAATACCCCAAACCAACCATCATTACGATTGGAAATCCGTATTCAGATATAAGTAAACCTATGTCCGACACTAGTCTCTCCTAGCGTCCACTTTTCCGTCTTCTATAAAGTTCTCTGCCCTTGCGACTCGCTCTATATCAGGTCTAAGTTCTAACGCGGAACTTACTAACATATCTATCTTAATCATTTCGTTAGACATCGTTCTTGCACGATTCTCTAATGATTTACAGAACATTGTAAGTGTTTTTATATCGTCTACTACGCCTTCTAATATCTGTTTGATTACAGTGAAGATAAAAAAACCCATTACTAGACTTCCAGCAATAGGGGCTCCGACTTCACTTATTAATCCAAAGATATCTTCCATACGATTATTTATGTTTTTAACTTTCTAATCCCATAAAAAAAGGGCACATTAGCACCCTTTTTTGACTAAGTAGTCTAAGTTATTTCATTTGAGAATGGATTGATTTAATCACTTCTGCTTTTGAACCTGATACCTTAACTTTAAGATTGTTCTTCTCTGCAAGTTGAATCAACTGAACCTTAGTTAGTTTTTTCAATTCTGCTTGTGAAGGAACTTTCTTTACAGGTTTCTTAGATACTGGTTTCTTTACAACAGGTTTATCATTCGTAGACTTAGCTAAGAAATGATATGCCACTGCAAGACCAATTACTACAAGAATTACATATTCCATAATTTTTCCTCTCTTTTATATACTTATTTATCCAACAAAGGATTCTTATCCTTTGCCTTACCAATTGCCAATGCAAGAACTTCTAAGTATTTATATACTTTAGCCCAAACTTTATCGTCTGCTGGTGTTGGAGTTAAAGCAACTATAACACTACAAATAGAGATAACAACTGGTATTACCATTAAAATATTCCAAATTCCCATTATAAATTCTGCGATTGCTGTTAGCATATGCGCCTCCTTTATTGATTAATATCTAGGTTATTTAGGTTTTATTACTGCCGATTGAGTATTTTGTTGTCAATTTCCAATTACCTTTTTCTTTGTAAGGTATGATTTTGACTTGTGAAAGTGGTGCGGCTGGTTCTTTTATCATGTCATTATCTAAGACTTTGATAAGATTCCATTGTTGAAGTAGATTACAGATAGTGTTTCTCCTACCAATATCATTCTCATCTAGGTTGGTTGGTTTACCATCAAGTGCAAATAGTTCTTTAAAATGCACGATATAATACTTACCTCTTTTGTGTAAGATATGACATGATTGAAAAAGTTCTTGTTCTTTGCGAGAGGCAACACCTATTCTTGATAGGGTTTCTCTTATTTTTAGGAAGTCATCCTCTTGTTCAAAGGATATTTCTACTAGTGTTTCTACTATAGGGTCTATTTCATTCATTATTTCTACCACCAAGTTGCATTCTATTCTTCAACTCACGATACTGTTTATCAGATAAAAGTGATGCATATTCTTTTGCCTCTCTTCTGCTTACCTGATAATACTGTTTGATTACATCGAGTTTCTTTGAGACATATGGTTTACTCCATTTGGAGAACCTTTGCCGTCTTCTAAGGGTATTTAGAAAAAATACATATTGAAGACGACTCTCGGTAGAGTGTCGTGTATTCATTTCGTTAGTCAAGAAGATACAATCTTCGTGATAAGATAATGATTTATTAATTAAGAATGGTTGATATGCTTTCTCTTCGATATCATCAACCATGATATCTTTTTTGTCGTAAGAGACCGACTTTACAAAATCGAATGGATTTCGTTTAGACATTTAAGTATACTGCATAAATTTATCGACTAGTG